ACCATAGACACGGGTTCGGCGGTCCTGGTTCAATGCACCGCCACGGGGTACGTGAAATAATGGCACTTACAACTTTAGCAAACGTAAAAGAATATGCAGGTATAACCAGCGATACGGACGACGCCTTAATTGAAAATCTGATAACGAGGGTACAGAAACAGATCGAGGTATATTGTGACAGGGCATTCGATTCGGCTTCCTATACCCAGATATATGACGGCGACAGCACCACGAAAATATACTTGGACGAGTGGCCTGTCACAGCGGTATCGCGGGTGGCGATAGGTCGCCAGGGAGCTATGCAGATTGACTCGTCTCACTCTGCCGATTTTGCTGTGACCGCGAAAGTTGACGATACAAACTTGACGGTGACCACATACGACAAGGCGGCGACCACCGCGAGTACGTCCACTCTGAACGCACAGGACCTGGACGACATTGCCTCTGATATTACGGCGGTCTCCGGGTTTACGGCTACGGTTTTGAGTGATTATGGTATCTGGGAAGGGACCGAGCTAATCAAGTTCACCGAGCGTGGTTTCAAGGACGGGACACTATCCCTGGACGTATTTGACCAGCGGTTGCACAGCTATACGGTTGACCTGAGCGTTGGCTCGATATATTCCTCTGGTGGGTTCCCAGGAGGAAACCAGAACGTATACGTTGACTATACCGCCGGGTACTCGACTATCCCTGGCGACCTGGAACAGATTGCCATCGAGATTATAAGTAATGTCATGAAATCTAGGTCAATCAATACGCAACTTGAATCCGAAAAGATCGGTGACTATTCCTACAAGGTGGCACCTACCAGTTCGGGCGTTTCCAGTTTGATCGCTGACAAGGCGTATGATTTAGCGCCATATAAGCGTATGAGATATTCTTAATGTTTAGTCTGTCAAATCACGCTGTTAATATACTACGTGCCGTTTCGTCGGTTGGGACTTCGGGCGAGGTTAATGAGCATTACGCGACGCATATTGTCGGCCTGGGGTGCAGGATTCAGCGGAGGCGGAGCGGCGAGGCGATTTATACCGGGAAGGAGACATTCTTGTCAGACGCGGTTATGTACTGCAACCCGAACCAGGACATAAAAGAGGGCGACCGGGTGAGCGACAACGGGCAGGAGTACGAGGTCAAAGGGGTAGACCCTGACCACGATAATGCGGGTATATATATGAGATTGGACTTGCTGAAAATTGGCTAATGTAACCGGAAAATTCGGTATCAACTGGTTTGACACCTCATTCCTTCGCCTGATGGACGACGAGGTGGACAGAAACCTGCGGAAGGCGGGCATCTTCGTGGTGAATGAGGTCAAGCGGGATCTGAGTACCCAGGGCAGTAAGACCAGCGAATCGGCAACACAAAAACATTCTAGTCCCGGCGACCCTCCTTTTAGGCAGACCGGCCAGTTACGTCGAAGTATTGCCCGCGAGCGTGTGGGCGCTGAGGAGCGGGTTGGGTCTAATATAAAATACGCTCGATTTCTTGAACTGGGGACACTCAATATGTCGCCGCGACCGTTTCTACGACCCGCAGTTATTCGCAATCGACGTAAGATCGCCAACATCATCCTCAAGGGGCTGTCTAAATGATTAAAATGCTTGAGGCGGTTTATAGTCAATACTCTGACGAGGACGCGTCTGCCGACCTGCGTGGCCTGGTGACGGCGTTCCACTTCGGTCAGGCGGCATCGGTCCAGGGCCTTCCGATCGTAGTCTATAACATCATCGCGGGCAGTACGGATTACACTATTGATAACGCACAGATGGATTCTTATACCTTGCAGTTTTCCATATTTGCCAAGACCTATATTGCGACCATGACAATATATGACGCGGTGAATACGGCTTACCAGAATCAGGCACTGTCTTATACGTCCGGGTCTCCGCTGGTCTGTCGGCGTGAGGCTATGACCGGGCCTGAACAACTGGACGACGCTTATCAGGTGACGACGGACTTTTTAATTATGACTCATTTAGAATAAGGACAGAACTATGGCAATATCACAAGTTAAACACGGACAAGAGGGGGCTGTTACCTGGAACGATTCTGGATCGGCGGCAGGCAGCAAAGTCACGGCCTGGGTACTGGAGATGTCGGTCAATCTGATCGACACGACCAATATGGACAACTCTAACAAGTGGCGTACCCGTACGGTTGGACGGTACAATTACCGGGCCACCGTGGACTCTCTGGACGTGACAATCGGTGCGGCGGGAGTCTATGCCGAGAGCGGTGTGGAGGCGACTCTGGTGCTTAATGACGGACAGCAAAATCATACATTTTTACTGGCTCGCCTGGAAAACGTAACAAAAACGATAGACGTGGACGACGTGGTGAAACAGACATATACATTTGTTTGCGGCGGCAAACCACTATCATAAGGAGCTTATAATGTCGGCACTTTCTGGAATATTATTTGGCGCACATGGGACCGTTGCCGGGACGACGATTACCACGGGGTTCCGATCCTGGACGATTGACATCACCACAGAGTCCCTGTCGGTCAACTCCCTGGAAGACGAAGACGATGCCAACGGGCGGGTCTGGGAGTCGATGGAGAGCGGGCTGATCGACTGGTCAGGCTCAGCGGACACCTACGAACTGTCAAGCTATAGCCCGCTGACTCTGATCGGCTCGGCTGGAACTTTTACGTTCACCGAGCATGAAAATGATGCTGGGACAAATAATAACACTTACGCGGCGGTTGGCATTATATCGGGTGTCAGCACCACGACTAACGTGGACGGCCTGGTTGTAACCACCCTGAGCTTCGTCGGCAACGGGACGGTAACTATATCGACGGTATAAGGATTTAATAATATGGGATTGAAGGAGATTACGTTAGGCGGCGACCAGTTCCAGGTCTCGCCTATTACCCTGAACGACCTGATCGCCCTGGAAGAGCAGAAGATCGACCAGGAGTCTATGACAGGGATTCGGTTTTTGCTCTATCTCGCACTGGTGAAGAACCACCCGGCTATGACACCGGAGAAGATTGGCGATCTGGTTACGTTACAGAACATCGGCGAGATTAACGAAGTCCTGGTTGGGTCTCTTGACAAACTGGAGGCGGGAGAGGCCACAAAGGGAAAAGTCCGTCGGCGTCTAAAGACCGGGTGAAAATGACACAGGTTTTTTGCTGGCTGCTGCGATTTTACCATCTTGGTTTTGAGGAGGCCGGGCGACTGACTTTAGACCAGGTCGTATGGCTGGTGATTGGAATGAAGGAAATCGCAGAGGCCGAGAGCGGCGGCAGCGGCGTGGGTAAGTCACCGGACCAGATGACCGCCGAGGATAAAATCAATATGTATAAAGCTCAGGGTAAAATATAATGGCGAAACTAGGTGAAGCGTTTGTCGTCATAAATGCACGGCTCGGCCCATTGCGAAACGCTCTTGGCCGTGCGTTTAATATGGTTCGGCGTGGCGTTTCTCGTATGGCAAAGATCGGGGTCGCTTCATTCGTCGCACTGGCGGGCGCAGCTCTGAAATTCGCTTCAGACTTTGAGGAGACCGCCAATTTATTCCGTGTGTCAATGGGAAAAATGCACGGCCAGGCATTGGCGTTTACGACGGCTTTTTCTCGCGGACTCGGACTGAACCGGGCAGAGGTTCAGAAGTTCATGGGCGTCTTCAATGTTATGATTAAGGGCATGGGGGTGGGCGCGGAAGAATCTGCTCATATGTCGGCTAGTCTGACGCGGTTGGCATTCGACATTTCATCATTTCGCAATATTCGACCGGAGGAGGCGTTTGAGAAGTTACGGGCTGGGATAGTTGGCGAGGCGGAGCCACTGAAACAGCTTGGAATTATCATGAAGGAGAGCAGCCTTAACGCGTTTGCGATGGCTCAAGGTCTTGAAAAAACCACCAAGGAGATGAGCGAGGCCGAGAGGGTATTGTTGCGTTACCAGTTCATTTTATCAAAAACAAAGGACGACCAGGGCGATTTGGATAGGACCAGCGAGGGGTTTGCTAACACCCTGAGACGGCTTAAGAATGAACTGGTCGAAACTCTCGCGGCTGTGGGTGGCGTGTTTTTGGGCGATGCGGCTATGGGGATCGGGGCAATGGCCGATAAGATCGCCGAAACGCGTCCTAAAATTGTAGCTTTCTTTGAAGAGATGCGGATGAAAGCGTTAGGGTTCATTGAGGCACACGGAGGGATCGGTGGAATTATGGAAAAAATTACGGGGGTGTTTGATACCCTGGCGGCTGTTATAAAGAACACGCTCGTTCCTCTTTTTCAGCTTATCTTGAAATTGGTTATGACACTCGCACAACACATGGGGATACTTACAGGCACAATAATCACGACCAAATCGGGTACGGTCAGGACGATTGACGCCTCGCAAAATATTCAACCGTTCTCGTTCCTCGGTGAAAAAACTTTACAGAACTCGATCAAGATGAACCGAGATTTTCAAGAGATGATTCGGCTTCAGAGGGGCATCGAATTGAACACCGGCGGCGGGATTGGGGCGATATAATGGCACTTACCAGCACAATTGAACTCAACGAATCCTGGCAGTTCAGGGAGACATCTGAGGGGCAGGAGTTTGTCCGAATTTTCTACGCAATTTGGGCCGATGTTTTTTCTCCTGCCGGGGCATCGTTCGCGTTGCCCGCGATAGGTGATGCATTACCTGATACTGTTTTTGCTGGCAGGGAAGATCTGAAAGTTATTACCGTGGTAGCATCGCCAAGCAGCGAGGATGTAGACGGTTGCAGGGTGGAAATCACCTACAGCAATATCACAAAAGACACGCATCCTAAAAACATACCAGACTCTCGTCTTAGCTGGGAAGAGCGTTTTTATTCTGTCATGGAAATTAAAGAGGTCACAAGAGCGTATAGCGGCGGCACATATACTGGCGCTGATTTGAGCCACGATTCGTTTAAGGATTCGGACGGTACAATTATCCCGCAACCTGTCTATGTGCCGAGTTTTATTTACGATTTGACTGTTCGGCTGTCGTTTGCTGATATTGACGGACTGACGGATAAACTTGGCAAAGTCAACTCGGATGAGCTTTGGACGGCACGACGGACAAAACAGGGGACTCGCGCCATGTACGACAAGGAGGGGAACTTTATTTTCTCTGGATCAGACCAGAAGAAGTGGCTATTCTCGAATCTGAATGTCGTAAGGCAGGGGGTTGATATATACGAAGTAAACATGGAGTTCATGTTTCATCCCGACGGATGGAACCAGGGAAGCTCTGGACATAACACAGACTTTTACGGGACCACGAGCCTCTCTCCGTTATTTACAAAGGCGTCGATCGAAGATGGCGCGCCGCAGTTGGGAGGGTCTCGATGAGTCGCTTGTCCAGGGTGTCGGCGAACGCTAGAATTGCGGGCAAACAATATAACATTCTAGTGGATGCGATTAATCGTGTTATGCCTCTGTCGGGCCAAGGGTCGAAGATAGAAACTAGTTCAGGAACGGAGACGCGAGATCGGTATGATATTAGACAGAAAGTATTACGGGCCACTACTCAGGAAGCAGCACAGAGCGACTTGTTAATTTCTGTCAAATTACAGGACGAGGACGGAGCCGTAATGGGTGATGCTTTCGATGCTACATTAATAGCGACCGACGGAGCGACGGCGGCAAACGCGGCCCTGCCCAGGATAGCCACCAGCAAGACAATCTTGATTACAAAAATAGCGGGCACCTGGTATGTCGTTAATCCCACTATAATAAAATCGGCTGTTTGTGCGTAATGGCGAATGAAGCGAGAATATCCAGCGGCGGCACAGACACGGCATTGGAGATAAGCGGCGAGATAGCCGAGCACGAAGATTGCTGTTGCTGCCCGTATACATCGTGCGAGAACGTGACCTGTTGCGGCGACGACCCCACGCCGTCGGAAATAGACGTAAGTTTATATATGGACCCGGCCTGCTGCGGATTTGGTTGTGCCGGAGTAGATAATGACGTTTACCGTGCGGTTTATGTATCCTGTGTGGCAGGCGACGCTTTGTACGAATGGAACGGAGGAGCCGGTGCAAAGCTGGTATTACTGCATGACAGCATACGAACGTATATAACTGTGGAAAATGGGTCAGGCGGAATCGGAAACCCTTTTTACTGGGATGGTGGCATAGCAACTTTAGACGCGCTCACCCCGGCAGTAGAGGGCGAAGAATTTTGCGATGGCGACTACGGCGAGCACGACTACAGCGGCTGCGCTCTGGAGGTAACATGGACCCCGGTATAATATGCAAATATAAAACCGACCGGGGAAAATGCCTTATATTGTCAGAGCTATCAGGGCGCAACTACTACGTCAGCGATAAATACTGCGCGACAAAGTGCAGACCAGACAACCCAGATAGAGGTTATTTATTATCGACGATTAAGCCGGTCGGCGCGGGCAAAGCGAGGCGGCAGGCCATAGACGCGGCGGTTGATGAACTGCCAGGCGCACTTAGTATGATTCGGAATCTGGGAAAGCACGCGCTAACAGTTGCGGCTCATTGGAAAACGACAGGACGCATATTTGTAAACGAGTATCAGCAGGCTGAGCGGCTGGAAGTTTGTGAAACATGCGAACATTATAAAGTAGACGACAGCGGTAACCCGCGATGCAAACAGGCCAGTTGCGGTTGTCATTTGAGCGGCGAGATTGGCAAGACGAGGTTTGAGGCATTGCCGTGCCCGATCGGAAAACACAACGAAATAGACAAAACTTATAGCGAGGTATAAATCATGGCTACGAGATATTATGACAGCGGCGGCACGGCTAATACATGGTCAAGTGCCAACAACTGGACAGCGAACACCCTGCCGGTAAATGGAGATATTGTTATATTGGACGGGCGAGCTCCTGAAAACATCACGGCAGGATTGGACCAGACCGGCGTCAATTTGGCGGCGTTGCATATTATGCCGTCGTTCAGTGGGACCATAGGAGCCGCCACTGCACCTCTAACTATAGAGTGCAGCGGTGATATGATTATTGAGGGGTCGGGCAGCTACTATATCCAGTGCGGCAATGACGTTGCGGACGCGGACGTTGCCAGGACGATAATCAACGTAGTAAATACAGTGCAATTGTCATCACAGAAAAACGCCAGCGGCGGAAACGTCGCTATATTTACCGATATTATAGTTCAAAATGGAACCGTCCTGCTGTATGGCAACGCCGACTCCGCTCAGTCTACCCTGGACAACGAAAGCGGGACGGCATATACGAATTTATATGTCACACCGAGGCCGGGATCGAGTCCGACAGTCACGATCGGCGATCACTGCGAAGACCTGAAGAACGCCGTGGCCGGTACGATCTATCAATCGGGCGGCACTGTAAACAATTACTCTGATATTGGCACGCTCTATCTATACAAGGGGACGTTTAACTGCGGCGGCACGGCTTACGACATGGACGCGGACGACGATAACATTGCGACCTTGAAACAATTTGACGGGACGTTTGTCTGGAAGCCGACAAATACCGGAGCCACCCCAGACAACGCGAGCGAGTCGCCAGCTATAACAACGGCTCATTTATTCGGTGGCCGGTTTGACGGAACGGATATGCTATCGACATCGACAACCGCTCCGACAGTCACGACGTGCAATTTGTATCACGGCGCGACCCTGGACATATCGAGCCAATATTCCAATTTTATTATCTCCACGTTGAACAATTTCGGCGGTGCGATTATTACCTCGTCTAAGCAATCACTAACCCTCTCCTAGAGATTAACATGGCGCAAGGCGGATTCGATTTGAAACTTTTAGCTATAGGTATAACCCTGTTTGTACAGGCTGGTGCAGGTCTATGGTATATTGCAAGCGTAGATAGCCGTGTCAGCCATAATAATTATCAAATACAGATGATTAAACCTGACGTTGAAGAAGCGATTTCATTTACCAAATTGTGGCCTGCGGGACGATGGGGGTCTGGCGAACTTCCAAGCGATACCAGGCAAGATTTGAAAATTGAGGCACTTGAAAAACACGTGGATAAGATATTATTGAAATTGTACAACGGGAGCGATCACCCCTAACTGGTTATGTGGTGGGTAATATTTGCTGTGATTTGTACCGTGTCCTCGACTTGGACTGTGGCGGTCTGGTGGGCGGACCGGCATTTGCGAAGGAAGTACACAAGGTCCGATATGGTACAAAAACCAAAGCGGCGATTTGACTAAGACAGTTTTCTCCTCCCTCCTGGGGCCAACGGCGTGTGCTGTTGGCCCTTTTTTTGTTTTGATAGAGCTTTGATAGAGCTTTGATACAGCTTTGATAGAGCTTTGATACAGCTTTGATACAGCTTTGATACAGCAGCGTACCGTTAGCGGGTACACGGAGGGCGCACGGTAGAATTTCCGAGAATCTGGTCGCCTGCCATAACAGCAGGGATTACCACAAAAAAAAAATTAGAAAATTAAGATTTTTTATTTGCTTCTGCCGAAATATGTGCTATACTTTAAACATAAGGG